CGAGTTCTCTTTGGGAACGTCTTTCGGAAGCTTGGCCTTGCTAACGATAGACGTATCCGCAAAAGCTACAATGTCGATCAAGGAAATATGCGGGTTCAATTTCCTTGGAATACGGTGCTCGAAGTCAAATCGGCCGACAAGAAAGATGGTCTGGTTGGAGAAGGTTTGGATGGAGTCTGCGTCTCAGAAGCTGCTCTTCAAGATCGAGATACCTGGGAGATGTACATTCAGCCCGCTCTACTAGATAAAGATGGGTGGGCAATCTTTCCTTCAACCCCACGAGGCCACAACTATTATGAAGGTTTGTGGAATCTCGGGCAGGATCCGTTCTTTGAGGAGTACGAGTCTTGGCGCTTTCCGACGTGGACAAATGTAGCGAGCTTTCCTGAAGGTTATGACGATCCTCGTATTCAGGCAATCAAGGCTCAAGTTAGCGAGTTTCACTGGCTGCAGGAATACTGTGCAGAGTTCACCGCTCTGGAAGGACGTATCTATACCGAGTTCAACCGCCAGATTCATGTAGATGATATCGAGTACAATCCTGCTTGGAAGAACTATCAGGCATACGACTTCGGTTTTGCTGATCCTTTCGTCTGTCTCGATATGATGGTGGATGCTTCTCAAAACGTCTATGTCTGGCGAGAATACCAAGTTTCCCGCTTGACCACTTATGAGCATGGTCTGGCACTAGCAGCCCGTGAGAACCCACGAGGTTATCACGTTGATGCTCGCTTTGGTGATCCTTCGGGAGCCGATGAGATGCATACGCTCGCTCTCATGCTTGGGCCAATTATCGCCCGCTCACGAAATACCCCCTGGATCCAGGGGATCGAAGCGATCAAGCGCTGGTTGAAAATTCAAAAGAATGGTAANCCGCAATTGTTCATCGACCGCTCCTGTAAGGATCTCATCCGCCAGATGGAACAACTTCGTTCTCCNTCGGTTCGAGAAGGACGAGCGGCTAAAGAAGGCCAGCATGANTATGACGATCACGGGCCGGATGCACTCCGTTACGGAATGACAGAATTGTTCGTTCTTCGATATCAACAGGGTGGCCTGCGCGACGTGTATGATCTCGCACCGTCAGGTACAGAAGCCAGTTCATTCTTTGAATACCACGAACGGCTCCTAAACGAAGGGATCGCACCGTTTTGAAGCTCTTTGCTCGGCAGGATCCCCGGAAAGTTCAGCGCGGTACGAGCTATCAGGCTAAAGGCTCAACTCCTGCACCGGCTGAGGTATTTCGTGAGGGCGGATCGTCACTGCTTCCGCGCCTACCGGATATCGTACCGATCCTTTCGAATAGGCAGCAGGAACTTCGCAAGTACGATGAGATGTTGCGTGGAGACGCAACTGTAGATGTCGCACTGCGAGTTGCGAAAGTTCCCATTCTCGGTGCAAAGTTCTTCATGCAGCCCTTCGATGACAAGCCCGTTAATCTTGAGATCTCCGAGTTTGTAAGTTTCAATCTTCTAGAGAGCGCAGCGTATCCGTTTACGCTCGTTCTCGAAGATGTCCTACGAATGTTCGACGATGGCTTTTCCGTCCTAGAGCCAGTTTTTGAGCGGAAAGAATGGTCGCCTCGGAGGACGGGAGCAAACCGTCGGAAGTTTACAATGCTTCGAAAGCTCGGGTATCGGCCTACAAACACCATCACAGAGATTGGCTATGATGATAATGGCGGGCCAACTTATGTCATTCAGGAAGCGATCCTCGGGGATGGGAATACCAAGTCTGTCAAGATTCCGATCTCCAAGCTCATCATCTTTACTTTCAATAAGAAGGGAACTCTTGAAGGTCGCTCATTGCTGAGAACTGCTTATCAGCCTTGGTTCTTTAAGCAGAAGCTATATCTGATTGACGCGATTCAGAAGGAACGAAACGCCCTTGGAATCCCCGTGATGACTCTACCAGAAGGTCACACCACGGAGGATGCAAAAGAAGCTTGGAGGGTTGTAACCTCTCTCCGAACGAATGAGCATACTGGTGGTGTTGAGCCTCCTGGCTTTACTCTCCGCTTTGAGAAGCCGCAGGGTCAGTTGGTTGATATCATGCCATCGATCGATCACCATGATTCCAAGATTCTTCTCAATGTGCTAGCGCAATTCTTGCTGCTTGGTCTGCAAAGTTCGGGGGGTGGGGGACGAGCGACTTCTGGATCGCACGTTGATATGTACCAGAAAGCGCTGAAGTATGTTGCCAACTACGTCTGCGATACCTTCAATCTCTACCTTGTTCCGAAGATCGTTGGATACAACTACGATACGGATGAGTTTCCTAAACTCCGTGTGCGGAACATTGGTGAGGGTAAAGATACGCAGATGTGGGCATCGGCGGTTGCCAATCTCTTCGCACAGGGTGTCATTACTCCTGACTTTGGAACTGAGCAGTGGGCGCGGGAACAAATGGATATGCCTTATAAGCTCGGAGCAGAGCAGACTCCTGCGGTAACGCCTTCCAATAACGGAAAGGGAGATGTTGCACCGGAAAGTCCTCGCTCTGGAACTGGAAATACAAATACGGAGCCGGGAGCAGAGATTGCAGATTGAACGGCGAGACGCGAGAGTATATACGGAGGGAGCGTTCCAGAATAATGTTGGAGCGTTCTATCCGTGTCTCACGGATAGAGAGGCATCGTGATCAAATGGCTAAGAAAGAAAGCGCGGCGTGGGAACACTCGGAACCTGGAACTGGCCCTATCCCCGTATACTCTGATCCCGAAAAAGACAAGTCCATCAAAACTGGATCCCGCCGAGATACGCCTCCTATTGCATATCCACAACCGGAACCAGAAGAATAAATGAGAGCACCAGAATTCAGCGATCTAAAAACGGTCGCGCACGCACCGGCTGCGGTGCAGCAGAGGCATCCTAATGCCACGCTTGCAGGTGGTGCAGGAACTCTAGGTACGTGCATTGTTTGGACGGCTACGACTCTAGGTGCGCCAATGGATGCCACTGTTGGAGCAGCTTTCGCCACTGTATTTTCCTCGGGAGCGCTGTTTATCGGGCGAAAGGGGCTAAAGGGTGCAGTGAGCGCTATGTGGTGGGGCGATGGAAAGGAAGGTGGTGATTAATGCCTTGGACTGTAAAGCAGAACGATAGCCGCTGGTGTGTCTATAAGAAGGGAGAAGATACGCCGGTTCCTGGTGGCTGCCATGACTCACGTGATGAGGCAGTCCGGCATCAGCGTGCTCTCTATGCTGCAGAGAACAGCAGTGGTTCGATGAAGTACAGCATTGTTGCATTCTCAGACGATCTGTTTGAAGACTCTGAGGATGAGAATACCAAGTGGGTCAAGGCGTGGCGATACTCAGCATGGGATCATCCGAAATATGGGAAGATTGAGGTCAATCCCGCTCTAGGGCAGAAGTTCAAGCAGCATCTTCAGGATCGAACTCTCGGTCGTGAACATCTTGTCAACTATGACCACGGTGCCGATGCTGCAAAAGGTGGAAAGGCTGGTGGCACTGTTCTCGATATCGATCCCCGCGACGATGGGATCTACTACAAGGTGAAGTTCACGGACAATGCCCTGCAGGAGATTCGAGCAGGAGAGTGGAAGTATCTCTCACCGGAGTTTGATGATTGGTATAACCCAGAGACGGGTGAACTCTTCGAAGATGTTCCCTTTGATCTTGCTCTAACCAATACTCCGTTCTTTAAAGGAATGCCCCCACTCAACTTCTCAGAGATTTTTGATGAGAAGAAACCGCCGGATAAATCCGCACCCAAAAGCACGAAAGGAGGCAAGGCAGTGGACGAACTTCTTCTGAAGTTCGCGCAGAAGCTCGGTATCGATCTCGAAGAGGATTCGACCGAAGAGGCCGTTCTTAAGGCCGCTGAGGAACTCAATGAGACGATTGAGCCTTTGCGAAGGGCAAAGGTGGAAGGTGCTCGACAGCGTACTTTCCGTGAAGCCTTTCCCGATGAGTACAAGAAAATGCGAGAACTCGAAGCGACGAAGATCGAGAGTGAAGCAGAATCGTTTGCGGATAGCTACGCTCGCTTCACGATCAAGGATGGGGACAACCGCTGGAAGTCCACCTTCGGATTCTCTCAGCTTGTGATCGATGAGATTGCAGCAACTCATAGGAAGTTTTCGGAGAAGACTGCATCTCATGCCGATCTCAAGAAGCTGCTGGATCTGATTGGCGATAAGGGAATCGTGGACTACTCGGAGTCGGGTAGCTCGCGGGCTGCAGATGGCAAGCCCCGCAGTGAAGATCCTAAGCTCGCCTTCAGTGAGGCAGTGCAAGAAGTCATGGAGAACGACGAACTTGAGTATGAGGCGGCAATCCATATGGCTTCAATCAAGTTCCCTGATCTCTACGATGCCTATCTGCGGGCAGTTCCGCAGCGATAGAGAGGAGGATTAAGTGGCTGACTCAAACTTCGTCCTCTCTAGAGGATTCGATGCAGAGGTGGCTCTTACGAAGGGACGAGCTGTAAAGGCAGGAACGGAAGCCGAAAGTGTTACCGCCGTGACCGCCGAAGGTGACGAGGTTCTCGGAATTGCAATGTTTGATGTTACCACCGCTGAGATTGGTCAGGGCAAGGGCGCATCGGTTGCAATGATGGGCGTCGCCGAGATGGAAGCTGCCGCTGCTCTCGCGGTTGGCGATGACATTGCAATCAATGCCAGTGGACAGGCGGTTGCTGTAAACTCTGGAGCAAGAACAGTCGGCATGTGTGTTGGAAATCCTTCAACCAACTCTGGCGACCGGATCAGCGTTCTGCTTTCGCTGCCGGGCGTTGTTACTGCCTAGAAAGGAGGGTAGGAAAGAATGTACGATCCTAGTGCTCTTTATGTGGATCCGATCCTTACCCGCCTTTCGGTTGGTTTCAAGGATCAGTCCCTCTACGGTACGGAGCTTTTCCCGGTCACCCCTGTCAACACTCAGTCTGGCCGATATCGAATCTTCGATCGCTCTGACTGGTTGATCTTCGAAGACAGGCGCGAACCGGGAACGGTTGCCCATGAGGTTCGTGGGCGTAAGTGGAGCGAGGACACCTTCTTTACGAAGGAGCATTCGCTTCAGGCCGCGGTGCATGATGAGGAGAACCAGCAATTGACCTCTCAGGGTGGGCTTGCAGATCCTGCCTTTGGTGGCGCTCTGCAGGTTGATCCTCATGCTGATGCAACGAAGCTCGTTACCCGTGCAATCCTTCTCAAGCATGAGCTTAAGGTTTCAACGCTCGTGCGTGATACAGCGCAGTATCCCGTTGGAAACACTACTACGCTTGTCGGTGCAGATCAATGGGATGATTACACTCCTAACCCGACGTTGCCGGACTCCGATCCTGTTGCAATTATCCTTGCAGCAATGAGGGCAGTTTGGTCGGCAACCCGACGTTATCCCAACGTGTTGGCAATCCCGACGATGGGTATGTCCTATATCGAGAACCATCCACGCATTGTCGAGCGCTTCAAGAACTTCCGTCTGACGCAGGATGATGCATTCCACCTTCTTACGGGGTTCGAGGGTCGAGTCGTCAATGTGGACTCGGTGTACAACGCAGCGAATCACGTCGATCTCGCTGAGGATATCACCGATTTCTGGGGCAAGGATGTCTGGCTCGGCATCGTTGATCCGCAGCCTGGCTTGCTTACCCAGACGTTCGGTAAGACGTTTTCACAAACGTATCCGCAAGGTGGCATCCGGCCTACCGATAGATGGCGTGAGGAAGATCGCAAGAGTGACGTGATCCGGGTTTCCATGAAGTACGACCTGAAGATCGTTTCGAACATTGCGGGCTATCTCATCAAGGATGCCTTCTCTGCTACGGCGTTCTAATCACAGGAGATGATGTAAATGCCGTATTACGTTTGGACAAGTAGCATAAAAGGAGCAAAGAGAGAAGCAAAGCGCGGAGATAAGGTTACACAGCAGGAACTCGGTCTTTCAAGAGAGCAGTGGAATGCGCTTGTGGCAGGTGGATCAGTCCGCGAGAAGCCTTTTCCCGCTCCCAAAGGATATCGAGGTTCGGCTGTTGACTATCTCCGTGAGCAGCTTCGTGAAACAACTTCTATGTCTGCAATTGAAGAGGAGGAAGTTGCATCTGAGCTTGTTAAGGTAGCAGAGGCAAGAAAGGAAGAGTAGTCCATGCTGGCGAGCTTGGACGACGTAAACACGCACCTGCCCATCGACAAGCTTCAGGCTACCGATGGTAATCCTGAAATCTTGTTGCATGGTACCGATGTCGAAAGGCTCATCAAGGGCTACCTCTCGGATGCCTATTCTCCTCCCGTACTAGCTGCATGGGCCGACCCCGATAGCACTCCTGAATACATCAGGGCTATCGCGGGTCGGCTCGTTGCAGCCTTCTACTACGCTCGTCGATACAGCGAGAACATTCCCGATTGGGATCGAACCTATCCACAACGCATCTATAACGAGGCAATGGATATGCTTGAAAAGGTTCGTGCGGGACTCGTTGATCTTCCAGAAGTTGCCGAATCTGTAGGAACGGAATTCAAATCCGACTTTTGGGGGCCGACACCGCTTGCAGATCCGGTCTTCACGATGGACATGAGGTTCTAGAGTAATGCCTCAAGTCTTCTCAACTCAAGAGATCCGTTACGATTGGTCGCCTGATATGCGAGAAGTCGAAGATCGTCTACGACGGCTCGAAGAATACTACGAAAATGAGGCGTCTCTCTATACCCAGGCTGAGTTCATTGGGATCCGCGATATGCATCACAAGTTCGATACACAATCGGATCCTTCAGGAACCCCGTGGACTGCGCTTGTAGAACCACAACGACCTCATGCACACGATATCTTGCAGCTTTCCTACGATATGCGGAATGCTGCAACGGATCCTGCTAATTGGGAAGCTACCCCTGTGGGGCTTTTCTTCGATACGAGCAACATGCCGTGGTCTAAATCGAAAGGGCAGAAAGTTTCGATTCAGTATTACGAGAAGCATGATCCGGGTGGTGGCAGGCTGCCCGCCCGTGAGTTCATTGATCTGACTGAAGAAGCCAAGACCTCTCTCACAACTTTGTTCACAGAATGGACTGAGGGAGGAATGGATATATGGGGTACGGGGATTAGACCCCTTACGAGATCGCCTTTGGGACAGTTTGCGCGTTTTGAATAATGGCCTACTATGCCAGACCGGAGGATATTCTCAGTCGCTTCAAGGAACTATTTGAAGCTAACAAGGAGCAGCTAGGACTCTTCTACGTTGCTCTACAAGAAGAGTCGTTAATCCCAGAGTTTCCATATCTGCAAATAGTAGCAGGTCCAGCAGCAAGGGACATTCATGCTAGACAGCAATTCGAAGTCGATTTCACTTTTGTCTTTTGGATCTACCACGCGAACCTCGCTGTCGGTCATGCAATGCGTTCGGTTGAAGACATGGAACTTGCTACGGGAGTTGTGCGGTTCTTACATCAACCTGATAATCGAAGACTCGTACTGGATGGAGAGAACAAGCTCGTCTTCAGTTTCGTAACTGCGGAGATTCCAGGTCTGATACAACCAGAAACCGGGCCGGCAATAATTGCAACCAGACTCACTTGGAATGGAAAGTCGGTGGTTAACTACAATGACGCATAGGAGTACGGTATGAAAGTAACTCTCAAGGACGATACCTTGCCTGAAGGCAAGGAACTGTATGTAAAGGGTCTGGGAATGCTGGTCAACGGTAAGGCTGTGGATTTCTCGGCCGATCAGGTAGAGGCATTCGAGGCTCTTAGAGGTGTCAAGCTCGATCAAGCATTCAAACATAATCCAACCGTCAGCGTTGGCAGATCCGGCTCAGAAGGTGAAAGGAGTGATGACTAGTGCCCGCTGGCCTTTCCGGTAGTGGTTGGCTCGGGTTTGCCTTCGAAACTACGAAGGGAACCTATGAAGACCCGACCATCTTTATTCCGATCCTTTCTGAGTCTTTCCAGTATCAGGAAGATCGATACTACTCTCCGCAGATTCGACAGGAAACGATCGTCTCTGATGTGAAGCAAGGTTACTATCACATCGAAGGTGACATCGAGTTCGAAGCCGATGTCAACTTCCTCCCGTATCTACTGTTCTGCACTCGCCATAACATTGCGAAGGTGGCTGGCCCACCGCCCGTCTATACCTACACCCCTTCGGATGCCGGATCGACTTCCACTGCTGCATCGGGAATGGTGCAGCGAACTGCATCGATCACCATCGTTCGCAACGAGATCGGATTCGGTTACTCAGGCTGCACCCTTGGATCTCTCCGTCTTTTCATCGATGAGGGAATTCTAAAAGTGGCCGGGAACTTTATAGGAGAGATGGACAACGTTGTTGCCGCTCCTCCCACTCCTACCTGGGCTGCGCCGTCGCTCTTTGGAGCGGATGCACATGAGATCTCAGTCGGAGCCTCTGGTTTGGCACCGACGTTCGCTGCTGTTGAGGACTTTAACGGTTTCGAATTCGAAGCCAACTTCAACGGTGAGGCGCAGAACCGAATCGTCCGTGATCGAAGTGCAAGCTACGTCTCATTCGGTGAGACGGAGCTTTCTCTTACAACCGAACTCGACTTCATCGACAAGACGGAATATGACGCATTTGTTGCTACGACGCAGAAGGCAATCAAGCTCGAATCGTTGATTGGTGGGGCAACGTTTGCTCTTGCTACTCAAGCAGTCGAGCTAATTGTCTATCGAGGCGTCTACGAGACGTATGATCTTGGACTCTCGGGTCTTGGTGATCTTATCATGGCGGGCGTTACGATGCGCGGTATTGGAATCGCCGGTGGCGATGGCTATGCCATTCGCGTCAAGACGCCTGTTGATATTACGTAGGGAGGGCAAATGGCAACACTTGTAGCTACACCAAACCCTGCAAGGGTTGGAGATTCAATCGCATTTCTTGGAGACGGGTTCGATGCCTCTACCGAAACAGCGGTGAAGATTAACTCTGAAGGCTTTGCAGCAGAGGTTGTTTCCGATGCGGGGGGACTTATTTCAAACGACGATATCGGTGATCATGCTGATGGTACCCTAACTGCTGCGGGTAATCCAGCTAACAACGAGACTGTTACCCTCGGATCGCGTATCTACACGTTTAAGACGACGCTCACTGGAGCCGCTAATGAGGTTAAGGTCGGTACGGCGGCGACCGATTCACTTGATAATCTCAAAGCGGCTGTAAACGGTGCTGCAGGCGCAGGAACGACTTATGGTGTGGGTACGGTTGCCCACGCCGACGTAATTGCCGGAGCAAAGGACGCTACCAGCATTGTCTTTGTAGCAAGGCTCGCTGGTACTGCAGGAGACTCTATTGCAACGACGGAGACTTCTGCTACGGCCCTCAGCTTCGGTGGAGCAACCCTCTCGGGTGGTGCGGGAGATCCCACGGGATTCAAGCAAATGAACTGGACTCCAATAAAAGAGGGAACGTATACCGTCGATGCAGATGATGGAACGAATTCTGCGTCTGTAAAGGTGAAGGTCTTTAGGTCGGCGTAACTTCTAACACACAGGAGAAGAAAATGTCTGATCTCGTTGTTGCATCAAAGAAGCGGGACACTGTTCGGCATGATCTAAAGTCGGTTGAGGGTGGATGGATCGAGATCCGTCAGCTTTCCTACGATGAGATGCTTGAGCGCAGAGACGGTGCAAGCAAAATCCTCATGGAGACTGGCGGATCTCGGCGAAACGCAGCTTCTCAAAAGATGGCTATTCAACTTGCAAACAAGTGGTCTAACCACTTCACGTTCCCTCGTTGCATTGTGGATCATAACCTCTCTGACGAGGAAACAGAAAAGAAATACGATTTTAGTAAGCCTGATGTCGTCTTTAAGTCTCTCGATCCGAAGGTCGGTACGGAGATCGAGTCCCTTATTGACGAACTGAATCAGGAAGCTGAGGAGGAGGAGGATTTTACGGAGCCGTCAAACTTGTCCTCGCAAGACGGTCAGAACAATCTGTTCGAATCTTCGGAATAGACCTAACAAGCGAAGCAGTCCGATGGATAAGGATCACTCGTATGGCAGAGGCATTGCATGTGCTTCCTCTGGCGGGTGGTCTGTTTGATCAGCCTGCAGGTTATATCACGCGCATCGAGGCTGTATTGCGAGCAACAGCCGAACAGGAAGCTGTAAAGACTCGTAAATCTAAAGCTGAGCAGAGAGTTGCACAGCGGGTAAAGAGAGAGGCTTCTGAATAGATGGCTCTTGGTGGACGAGAACTACGCCTAATCCTCTCCATTCAGAGCTATGGCACGACGAACATCAATCGTCTTCGTCGTGACCTTGCCGCACTCTCTTCCGCAACAGATATAGCGAACCAGAAGGCTCTCATGCAAGCTCGTGCTGCGCGTCAAGCGCTGCGCACTCGTGATCTTGAACAAGAAGTCCGTCTGATCCGTTCGGGCATTCCCCTGATAGAGCAGAAGTCTAAGGCGGTTGCAAAGATTGCAGCAGCAGAAGCGCGAGTTGCCTCAATCCAAGCGAGTCAGATTGCAATCAACCAGCAGTTGCTCGGGATTGAAACGAAGAGAGCAACAGCGCGAGCAGGAATTGCTGTAGCAGAAGCGGGGATTCAGCAGCAAGCACTGAATCTGAGAGGTTTGCAAGAAGAGGAAGATGCTCTCAGGAGAAACGTTCGCGTGCGCGAAGCCATGATCGCAGCGCACCACAATCTCGCTACTGCTTCACAGGCTGTACTCTCGACTCAAGCGCGGCAATTGGGTCTTGATCGTCAACTCTTCGATGTTCAGACGAAAAAGATCAACCTCCTCAATCAGTGGAGCAGAGCAGGGCTTAAACAGGGTCAGATTCTTGAAGCTGTAGGCATGAGTTCGCAGCAATTCGTGAAGCAACTCGTGCGAATGGGACTCAGCCAAGTCGAGATCCTGAAGGCTACAGGCTTGAGTGCGCAGGAGCTTGAGAAAGAATTCGCTGAACTCGGTATTAGAAGTGAGAACCTTTCTAAGCAAGGCGCTCTTGTAGGCAGGGAGTGGAAATCTCTTGAGATGCAAGAGAAGGCATTGACCATGACTTCTCGTTCTTTGTCTTCTCAACTCGGTGAACAAGTTAAGAGAGCGAATCAGCTACGAGGGGAATACAAGAGCCTCATCGGATCGAATAAGGCCAATCAGCGGGCTGTTAACGAAAATCTTGCTGCGCAGCGAAAGTTGACAGCAGGTATTCAAGGTAATGAGGCTGCACTTGCTGCACGACGCCAACAGCTTGCTGGTCTTCCTGAAGAGGAGCGCAGACTTGCTCTCTCAGCAGAGTCGCTGAACGGACAGCTATTCAGTCAGAGGACGCAGCTAGCAGGGCTTCAGAAGGAATACAAAGATCTCGTCAAGATGGGCCATCGAGATACTGCAATGCTGAAGGCTAAAAAGGCGCAGTTGGCTGAGGCAACAGCCATGGAACGGATCTACGCGGAAACAGTCCGTGAAGTAACACTAGCCGAAAAGATGCAGGTATTCCAGCGCAGGCAGGTCTTTGCTCAAACCGCTGCGCACATTGGAAGAACGGCACAATTCACGGGATTGATTCTAACTGCTGTTTTCGGAGGAGCGTCTGTTGCAGCAGCAAACTTCAATCAGAACGCGACCCAGGCTGCAACTCAGATGCGAGATATTGGAGGCGATATCTCGCAAATTGCTGTTCGCGCTAAAGAACTAGAGGAGGCCATCCTCTTCGGTCGTGGCGACTTACCTGCCTTTATGACGCAGTTCCCTGCGGGTGCCGAGGATATGACCCGCTCGATGTACGATCTCTTCTCAGCTATCAACCTGTTTGATAAGCAGGGAATTGCAAAGGTAGATGAAGGATACAAACTCCTTGAAACTGCGAATAAGATCGCAGTTGCAGGAATGGTCGATCTCGATGAGGCCACAAATGCTCTGATCACGGTCGTAAACAACTTCGATCCTCAAATGGAAAATCTCGGGGAGACGATGGATACTGTCTTCGACATCATCCGCTTCGGTCGAATGCGGATGAGCGACTTTAATACAATGATGCAGAAGATCGCTCCTGCTGCTAAGGATGCGGGTCAGTCGCTCGAAGACGTTGGTGGCGCGATGGTTCTTCTTACCGAGAGAGTTCCTTCACAAGCGCGTGCATCGACCATGCTATCACGATCTCTGGAAATCCTCCAGCGACCTCCCATCCGTAGGGGTCTTGAGCGCCTTGGTATTCAAGTTCGTAAGGTCGAAGGGGGTCTGCGACCTCTTCCCGATCTCATGGCTGATGTTGCCAGAACGTTCCCGGACATTGCTCAGGAGCGAACAGGAGTTACTGAACTATTCCAGACCCTTAGCGCAATTGGCGATATTCCAGATCTCCCACCGGATCTCAAGACACTACCTGAAATTCTCGAATACGCTCGTAAGAATGGAATCCGACTCTCTCGTGGCTTGGTTCTTCGCGAAGAAGCTCGACGTGGTTGGCGTCTCATGCTTTCAAACGTCGAGGCATTGCAAACGCGCCAGCAGCAGATTATTGACAACCGAGGCGAGTTCGAAAAAGCTTTCGAAGCGATGCGCGAAGCTCCTGGTACGCAGTGGAAGATCCTCATCAATACGTTCAAGGCAATGATCTTGGTTGTTGGCCGAGAAGCCCTTCCTGTATTCATCAGTCTTGCAGAGGGAGCAGCACTACTTATCCGGCGGTTCCGCGAGATGGACGAAGGTACAAGGCGCACGATTGTTAGATGGGTCGCCTTTGGATCGCTATTCCTGCTTGTAGCTGGAACCATTCTGAACGTCTCGGCAGGCGTCTACTCGCTCTACAATAACATGCGCCTTCTTGCTGCTGGTTTGGGTTTTACCTTCGGGCCTATTATCGCAGCGGTTACTGGCCTGAAGGCTCTAGGTTTGAGAGCAGCACTGACTTCTGGAAGTCTTATGGGCCTAGTTGCAGCCGCATCACGGCTCGCCTCATTCGCTCTTATTGCAATCGCAATCAAGGTTGCCATTCAGGGAGAAGCAAAGGCGGTCGATCTACTAACGGGAATGGTCGCAGGTGGATTGCTAGGAGCGAGATTCGGTGGATTGCCAGGAGCGGTTATTGGTGCCATCACCGTTCCGATCATCTTGAAACTTTCCTTTGAGGAACGGGATCCGGTCGAACAAGCTTTTGATCGCTATCGGAAGAGTTGGCGTAAAGGTCTAAATGCACTAGAACAGTTTATGGTGCCTTCTACACGATTGGGTCAGAAGCTTGCTGATGCAATTGCTCCCGTAAAAATCGGGCCTCCTATGTCCTTTGAGGAATTCAAACGCTGGTATGAAGATCTGTCGGAATCGGCAGGCAAGATGTCCGATGCGCACGACCGCATGAAAGGCAGCATAGAAAGTGTAGGCGATGAGATTGCTAGACTAGCGCAGCAGTACATGGCCGGTGATATCTCTGTTAGTGAGTTCGCCGACGAGCTAGGTAAGTTGCAGAAAGAGACTTCAGCGGTTATGTCTGCGATTGCTAAGGCAGTTAAGGACGACGACTTTGCGAAGCTTAATAAGATCATTGACAACTTTGCTCGTAAAGCTGACGAGACTCTAACCGCCGCAAACATAGGAAAGAAGATTGCTGAAGCAGTTGATCGTGGGGATCTACAAGAAGTTGAACGCCTAATGGATAGGTATCGCGATATCGTACAGAGTGCCCTTGAAGACGCAACGCAGGCCGCTGAACGCTATGCAGAGGAAGTCGATAGAGCCACCGAAGAGGCTCATGAGAACATGAAGCGCAACATCGAACAGGCTGTGGATGGCATTGCTCGCATCTACGACCGCTTCGAGCAGATCAATAAACAAGCAATGGGTTCGATCTTTGGTGGCCCCACCATGGAAGGGATCTTCGGCAACATCTTCTCAGGCATCAACGATC